CACCTTGTTATACTTTAGTTATATGTCTTTAGTTATATGTCTTTAGTTATATATCTTTAGTTATATGTCTTTAGTTATATATCTTTAGTTATATATCTTTAGTTATATGCCTTTAGTACTAGATATAGTGTTGGTAGTATACCTTCAGAGTACCCGCCGCCACATATTCATTACATATAATTAAGAAGCATTCTCATTTGTGTACAGTCTTGTCCGGACATGTAATTGAGACATGCTCATTCTCATTTATTACTGCCACTTGTCCGAACATCCTGATGACGGCATGGGGGTGGGGGGGCTACTACTGGATAGTAACAGTGGCATCTCCATAGATTTACGAGAGGGTAAAATTAGACTTTATAGATTTACGAGAGGGTAAAATTAGACTTTATAGATTTACGAGAAACCACCACTATATAGATCTACAACGAACACTTTAGCCTCTACAAAACAATAAAGAGGCTAAAGCAACTACATCAGACTATGATGTACACTTTAGCCTCTTTAGAACTCTTTAGAACTCTTTAGAACTCTTTAGAACTCTTTAGTATTATTATAATAGTTATATATTCATAGAGCCCTCATCATTCATTTTCGCCCCCAACATAGTTAGATTATATCATGTAAGTCAATTCTTGTCAAGCATTATTTTGTAAGCATCTTGTTGTACTTAGGGTATTGACATTTCTTTCTGTTTTTGTTATACTAACTGGTAGCTACCGGAATATGCTTTATTTTTTATGGAGAATAGCTAACAATGGAAGAAGTTGTCGAGATCGGCCCGATCGGCCTAGAGACCGGCCTAGAAGGTAAACGGAAAAGAAGGACGAAGAAGGAAGTCAATGATCTTAGGAAATCATTAGGACTGACTACCTATAGCGAGACTAAGGTTGTTGTTAAGAAAAGCAGGGGTCGTCCTAGAAAACTGTCCATTGTAGCTAATACCGACAAAGCCCGTCAACAACAACTATTAGCAGCTTTGTTGAACAGTAAGGGCGAGCATATCATTTCACAGATCATTAACAAGGCACTAGATCCTGAGGACAAGGATCAGATAGCCTGTATGAAGATGTGTATAGACCGTATTCTACCAATGAGTTATTTTGATAAAAGTAAGGAAGTTGGTAACAAGGGCGTACAGATTACTATTGTAGGTGTTGGTCAGGGAACAGAACCACTGTTGGTTAATACTAGTAGCAACGAGCATAATTTGTTGGAAGAGGAAGAAGGGTAATGGCGTCTAAGTTTATTCCATACAATGTAATTCCTTCTTATAGAGATAAGAAGCGTATTACTAATGCGTCCTTGTTAGGATTACCTGAGTTTAAGTATTCTACTACTCCAGAACCTGTAGATTATCTGGCAGGGCAGGGTGCTGTTGAACCTATTTTTGGGCCTTCCGACATCATCCCCGACGCTTTAATGAAGTATCGGTAATGACAGACCTACAAGTAAAATTACATGAAGGACAACTAAAGATATTCAACGACCCTACGCGGTTTAAGGTTGTGGCTGCTGGACGACGTTTTGGTAAATCACGACTGGCTGCTTGGTTGCTGATTATTAAAGCACTTCAGTCGCAAAACAAGGATGTGTTTTACGTTGCTCCTACCTTCCAACAAGCTAAAGATATTATGTGGTCTTTGTTGAAAGAGATAGGACACGAAGTGATCGCCGCTGCACATGAGAATACAGCGGTGCTAACCTTGATTAACGGCAGGAAGATCTACTTGAAAGGCTCCGACAGGCCGGACACTCTTCGTGGTGTAGGTTTAGCTTATGCTGTATTGGACGAGTTTGCTGACATGAAGCCAGCAACCTGGGAGCAAATTATTCGCCCTGCTTTGGCTGATGTTAAAGGCGGTGCTTTGTTTATAGGAACCCCTAAAGGCAGAAACGCTTTCTACGAAATGTATAAGTATGGTCAGTCAGGTAAAGATAAAGATTGGACTTCCTTTCATTTTACCTCCTTAGATAATCCTCTTATACCTCCAGAAGAGGTTGAAGCTGCTCGTATGAGTATGTCTAGTTTCGCTTTCAAACAGGAGTTTATGGCAGCGTTTGAAGCAGCTTCTAGCGACCTGTTTAAGGAAGAGTGGGTTATTATCGAGGAAAAGGAGCCTAAAGAAGGTAGTTATTACATCGCTATTGACCTTGCTGGGTTTGAGGATGTAGCTAGTCAGGCTATGAATAAGAAGAAGTTACTTGATGAGACAGCCATAGCTGTTGTTAAAGTAACGGACGAAGGCAATTGGTATGTAAAGGAGCTGATTCATGGTCGTTGGGATATTAAAGAAACCGCTAATGAGATTCTTAAAGCGGTATCTAAGTACGAACCAAACGCCGTCGGTATTGAGAAAGGGTCTCTCAAGAATGCTGTGATGCCTTACCTTACGGATTTGATGCGTAAATACAACAAGTATTTCCGTATTGACGAAGTGACCCACGGTAACAGGAAGAAGATTGATCGTGTTGTCTGGTCTCTACAGGGGCGTTTCGAGCACGGTAGAATCACGCTTTGTGAGGGTCTCTGGAATAACGAATTTATAGATCAACTTCTAAATTTCCCTAATCCACAGATGCACGATGACCTTGTAGATGCGCTGGCTTATGTAGACCAGGTAGCTGTTGTCACCTATGCGGACGCCAGGGACTTTGAAGATTCTTGGGAACCGCTGGATGCCATTACTGGTTACTAAAATTGGAGTAGATATGCAAACTTTTGAAGAAAATAATCTTGTATCCTGGGTTGTTGGTAAGACAGAGAACTGGCGTAACCACCGCGACTCCAATTATCTCTCTAATTGGCAGAAGTATGAGCGTCTATGGCGTGGTATCTGGGATGCTGATGATCGTCAGCGTGAATCAGAACGCTCTCGTATCATCACACCTGCTCTACAACAAGCCATAGAAGGCCACACTGCCGAAATCACCGAGGCTGTTTTTGGTACTGGAAGTTATTTCTTTGATATTTCCGACGATATGCTGGATGAAGATCCAATGGATGTCGAATATATTAAGAATTATATGCACGAATGCTTCAAAAAGAACAAAGTGAATAAAGCCGTTAGTGATATTATCCTGCTTGGTTCTATTTATGGTACTGGTATTGGAGAGATTATTGTTGAAGAAAAACTTGAGATCACGCCAGCGACGCAAGAAATGCCTGAAACAGGCGCTACTGTATTGGGCACAGAAGAACAGGTGAAACTTGCTGTCTCTCTACGCACTATCAATCCTAAAAACTTCCTGATTGACCCCACGGCACAGTCTATTGATGATGCGCTTGGCTGTGCTATTGAGGAATATGTCTCCGCCCATAAAGTAGCTAAAGGTATTGCTGATGGTATTTACCTCAAAAAGACTGTAGGTACTGACAGCGGAGAGTCGCAACTGGAGGTTACGCAGGAATCTTCCAACCCAGACGAAGATCGAGTTAAGTTAATCAGATATTATGGTCTCGTTCCTCGTCACCTACTTAATAAAGAAGATAAAGAAGAAACTGTGGAATTGTTTCCAAGCACCCAGGCCGACCTACTGGAAGACGGTTCTGTAGCAGATGAATATGGTGATCTTGTGGAAGCAATTATCGTTATTGCTAACGATTCCGTGCTGTTGAAAGCGGAAGTATCTCCCTACATGATGAAAGATCGTCCTATTGTTGCCTATCAAGACGATTCCATGCCTAATCGCTTCTGGGGGCGTGGTATTGCTGAGAAAGGTTTTAATATGCAGATGGCGTTGGACGCACAGATGCGTTCACATCTCGATTCTCTGGCACTTACTACCGTTCCTATGATGGCGATGGACGCTACCCGTATGCCACGGGGCTTCCGTTTTGAGGTTCGACCCGGCAAGACGATGTTGACCAACGGAAATCCTAATGAAATCCTCTCGCCTATGAAGTTTGGTAGCACTGATCCGGGCAATATGCAGATGGCGCAAGCCTTCCAGCAGATGTTGCTACAGGCCACTGGTACTATTGATAGTGCTGGAATGGTTGGACAGACAGTACAGGGTGAAGCAGGGCTTAGTGGGATGTCTCTAGCTCTGTCAGGGCTTATTAAGAAGAATAAACGCACTCTAATGAACTTCCAAGAGCAGTTTTTGATCCCGTTTGTTGAAAAAGCAGCCTGGCGATTCATGCAGTTCTCTCCCGACAGTTTCCCAACGAAGGATTGGAAGTTTATTCCTGCTTCTACTATGGGTATGATGGCCCGTGAAGTAGAACA